TCAAATGTATGTTTTGTTTTAGAGTAAAACGATGAGTCATTAAACACACCGAAATTAGGCTCATCTAACTCAGTAAATTCTTTCTCATAACCTGAGAAGATACATCCTGAAGAGATGTGAATGTATTCAATGTGTAAGCCTTTGCATATCTTACTAACTTGTAGTGGTATTTTTACGTTTAGATCCCAGCAATCTTTTTTATTAGTCTCAGCTTGATCAACATTAGGTCTACCTGTAAATCCAGAGCAATTAACGACGTGTGTAATGCCGTTATTAAATAAAAATTTATTTAAAATAGCTGCGTTTGTATAATCTAGTGTTTTCTTAGAATGTAAGATATACTCTGTATTATCTGAATATTGTGATAAAGTAGATTGATTATATAGTGCTGTACCTACATAACCAGCGCCAAGGACTAATACTTTCTTCATATGTAAATTATAACTTGACGCATATAATTAATCAACTACTTTTCTTTATGAATTTTTTTAAGCTTAGTATAGTACTTAGGATCTTCAGCAAGGTGATGTTTAGTAATTGTATCTGCAACATTTTTATCTGTAGTATGCTCTTTTTCTACTTTATCACCTTGCTTTAATTCGCTAACATCATATTTTATTTTTTTGTTAACAGGCTTAAACCAATTCTTAAAAGTTTTCATCGATATATTGGGTTATGTTATTATAAGTGCATTCGTTATTATCTGTTATTGTTAATTCAATTTGCTCTCTAAAACAAACAGACATTTCTGCAAGATCTTCATCTTCGCAATCTAACTCTAGTAGATTTGAAATAGCATCTAATGCATCATATATTTTTTCAACATGACCATCTAATTTACGCTTAAGAGCTTCTTTCTTCATTGTGAGGGTATTTATATAATTATATCAAATTCTTTGATTGTATTTTGTAGTGTTTAAATATGTTGATTATATCAGTTTTCATATAATTTAAATGATATGGAATCCACTTATCTTGATTCAAATAAAACACTACAAGTTTCTTACACTTCTTACCTGTTACAAGCTCGTACATGTAAGCATACATTGATAGCTGTAGAGCATACATATTAAACTCACAATATGTTAGATGGGATATTGGATCAATAAAAAAATCATTAAAGTCTGTTGTAAACTTAAACTTTTTGTTTGTTTTAAAATCTGCTACAATAAAGTCATTTGTATTTTCATAAATTATATCAGACATTCCAGCAATATTAAAGTCGTGGTTATATAACAATGATTCTGCTTTGACTGTTTTGAAGTTACCAATACACAATCTTACAATATCATCATAGCTTTTATATAAGAAGTTAAATTCAGGTCGGGTAATACCATTCTTGATAAAGTCTTCCATTAACTTGTGAATTTTAGTACCTTTATCAGTAGCTTTCTTTGTTTCAGCTGCCCACATCTCTAGTACCATTTCTTGTGATACTCCTTCTCTAGCTGCAACTCTTTTCGAGTGTCCGTCACTATCAAAAGGCTTTTTATAATTTCCAAGGAGTGTAGTTACAGAAATATATTTTATATCTAATTCAGTATTAGTGTATGTATGAGATTCCTCATCGAAAACTATCATAAATTAAATTTAACCTATAAAATTGGATTTGCAATAAATATAGGTATGGGTATTAAAATTTCAAGTCTGCCGAATAACACACCCTAAATAATAAATAACAATATGAGTATATTCACTCCACCCAACATCACAATTTCAAAACAACAACTATTAGCTGATAAGTTACAACAAATCAGCCGTATTGCCAATGATTGTTATTATAACATGGCTCAATTTCAGACCACTGGTATTCAAATTCTTTGGAACGATTCAGCGTTGAAACCACAAGAAATTATAGATGCTCTTGGAGATAACGCTGTGAAGATTTTCCAAGTACATGGAATACTAACAGATGCTATTAATCAAATAGCATCTGTTAGTGGAATCACACCAGCGTTAGCAACCCCTGCTAATGCTTTTTCAATTGTTGATGGAGTTATTACTGTATCAGACAACCCATATACACCATAATTATGAGCGGTATCATAAATTAAATTTAACCTATAAAATTGGTTTTGCTATAAATATAGGTATGGGTATTAAAATTTCAAGTCTGCCGAATAACTCTTTACCATATACAGGTTCGGAAAAGATTCCTCTTGTACAAGACGGACAAACAAGAGGTGGTACACTCAGCTCTTTTGTTAACTATTTAACAGGAGCCAGCTCTTTTGTTAACTATTTAACGGGAGCTGTTCTATCAGATAACGCGGTGACAAATGCTAAGCTTGCCGATATGAATGAAGCTACATTCAAAGGACGTTTATCGGGTAGTGCAGGAGATCCGCAGGATTTATCTGTATCTCAGATTCAAAGTTTGATAATTACACCAACATCTATTCAAACAGTACTTTCATCGGATAGTGTAGGTTCTAGATTAGCGATAAATGCTCAATCAACTTCAATTGGATTTTTGGATCGTTTTGATCGTAGCGATAGATACCCTTTAAGTTCAACAATTACCCACTTGTCAAGTATGCCTGAAGTTGGTGATTATCCATATAGAGTAAACTTAAATCTCGGTCCTTTAGCCAGAGTTCTCTCTGGTGCTTTAGAATGTACTGGTGACTCGTTGCCTTACTTTCAAAATCGAGTTTCTACTGTAAGCGGTGGTAATTTTTCGATGGGGTTAGTTGTAGAAATGATACGTACAGCAGTTTATGAGACGGCGCTCTTCAACGGAGGTTTCAATGTTTCTATTTGCGATGTTCCCATGGTTAATGATTCTCCTCCTGCAATTCCCGCACTTAGCGCTGGTAATATTTCCGGTTTAGAAAATAAATTCCCAATTCACATTAATTTTGATATGAGAGGAATTACATCGATTAGTTTATATGGAGGAGGAGGCTTGTCATGTCTGAACGCTTCATATATATCATCTACGTATTATCCTTGGAATACAGAGTTACAAGAATTGCCACTTAATCAAAAAAATACAATACTCATACGCATCACAGGAGATATACTCGAAATTGAAGCTGTTGGCATAGGAACTTTAATGTTCACACATCCAGATATACCTTTACGTATTGGATCACCTTACACTTATTTTTTTTATGAACCAAACGGACCACTTCTAAATGACGATTATAGATTTATTTCTAGATTATATAGATGGTGGGCTATGGCTGAAGCATATGATCAATTGCCGGGATACGGGATAGTTCAGAGTCTACCTACAGGAAATACTAGATTTTCAAGCCCTCTGCGACTTTTTCCCGCAGGTCAAACCAGCAAACGTACTTTAAATACTTTAGCAGGTTCGGCAGATAATAAACTTGTTATATACGGAGGATCTCAAGGTGTAACTCCTAAAGGTATTTATAACAGGTACACGGGAGGAAACGTAATATGTGAAGGTATGATTTGCCATGATTATGGTCATTCTACTCTTGGTGCTTCTACACAAGGTTGGATGGTAGGAGCCGTAGACTCTAATTTAAATACTCCAGTTTCATCTGCTGCTGGAGCAGAAACTTCATTAATTGTTGGAGGTATTGCATCAACTCCCGGCATGGAAACCGCCGATTGGGAAAAATGGTTTTATGCAGGTACTCTTAATGGCACTGATTATAAGCGTATTAGATTATATGGTTCTGTTGGTGGCGGTCCACCAGGAAATTTAGTAGATTCAAATCATGCAGGTACAACACCATTAAGCGGACTAACAGGTTTTTGGACTATTGATGTCACTAAGTATGTTAATACGGCTCAAGGCATGGTGTTTTACTCTGAATTAAAAGCCAATGGTGTTTTAATTCACGCTAACCGCACAACCTCTACATTTACTAATACCTATTTACCATTCAGTTTTTATACTACGACATCCGCCGCTGGTGGTGTTGTATTAGATACACTTATTAGACAAATTGCTAGAGTTAATCCTCTTTAATAATATGTGCCGTATATAGATGTATCGTTGACACTGTTGTCAAATATATTATCCTTGGAATACTGATCAACATCAAACGGATATGTCTTAGGATTACTGCTTAGCTGAGGTGTAGTTACACCTGTTAGTATGAGAGGATCACCATCTTGTGTTATAAGATAATCTCCTGATTCAGTCTGTAGATCTAAGATTTCTATACTAGGTATTTCTATATTAGAACTTAATATACCACTAAAGCTATTATCATATATTTGATTGTTGCCTTGTTCGCCTATTATCCCTGGTTCAAATGATCCTTCGTATCTCTTAGCTCTTAATCTATAAACATAGTGACCTAGTAGAGGGTTCATTGTAGCGATATCTTGATCTACACGCTCTGTTATTTCAAACCACTTTGCACCTCTACCGTTAGGTCTATCACATCCAAGAGCTGTAACTTCTATAATATCACCTGACTTAGGCTCGATAGACTGATTAAACTCCGCATAATTAATAACAGCAGAAAATGTTGTTGTAAATGTATCTATATGAAGATATGCGGTTAATTCATCATCAGACGCGAAACCAAAACGTGATAAGTTTATAGGATTCTCTATTAACTCAATATAAGAAATAATACTTACAGGGCCAAGGTAAGGTGCAATAGGATGTTCACCGTAAAAAAGATCGGCAGATAATACATTAAATGTATTTACATAGTAGTTAATTGGTACTCCGTAACTATTAATTAGATCGTTAAAAGCAGCATCATAAATTAACTGCTCTGCTTGGAAATTAGCAGGGTTGAAAAATTGAGAGCAACCAGGTGATGCAACAGCAGCAAATACTGTTGATGGAGTGCAGGACTGTCTTGATGGACTACAATTACTCATTAGGTGCCTTTCTAACTCTTGCACACTCTTCATCTTCACTATTGATATACATCTCTATAGTTGATTTTGAATTTCCGAGATGTTTTACACCAGGTTCAAATATTAGATTATAATCTGATAATAATTTACTTAGACCGGCTCCAGATATAATACCATTAGGTATAATATGACGAGATTTATAACTTTTAGCTATAGTATTAGTATGCTTACGTAAATGTGCACGATCAAACGATTTACCGTTTATACCGTCTTTGATACCAGCAATACCAGAAATCATAGCATTCTGTTTCGTTTTATACTCTAGTAAGTATTCTTTAAAACTAACCATACTATTATTTATACAAAAAAACGCCTAGTAAGTAATCTACTAGGCGTTCTTAAATTATTTTTTTAAAATATTAAGTATTATTGCTCAAACAATGATTTGTTAACCTTTAGGTTACCGACTTTGTTGCTCTTACCCATATTAGGCTGCTTAGCATTAACAAGAGCGTGACCGTAATCACCGTCGTCACCTTGTTTGTTAGTATACTTAGAAGAAGCACCACCTGATTGAGGCTTGAGATTACCGACCTTGTTGTTCTTACCCATGTTAGGCTCCTTAGCATTAACGTTGGTGTGACCAAGATCTTCTTCGTCTTCTTCATCGTCAAAACCTTCATCTTCACCCATGTCTTCGTCGCTCATGTCACCTTCCATGTCGAAGTCTTCGTCTCCCATGTCTTCTTCACCACCTAGAGCACCTTGAAGTACATCAATTAGCTTTTGTGCAGTTTCACGGTCAAGGGTAAAGGTAACATCAGCACCTTCATCTTCTCCCATTTCGTCTTCGCCTTCGATTCCGAGAGCATCAAGCTCATCAGTTTCACCCATTTCAGAACCCATAGAATCACCACCTGTAGGTGCGCCACCACCTAGTGGACCACCTGACATGACGTTTTCATAGAGCTTATCAAAGATTGATTTTTTTCTCATAAACTTATTTATACTTTCCTTAGCTATTTTTTTGGTTTCTTTGACACTTTCTTCATCTTGAGATAAATTGTCTATATTATAGGCATTTTCTTTAGATTTAGGTTTTTTGTTTCTCTTGTCAATTCTAGATTTAGAGAATCCACTTTTTTCTTGAGGACCACCATCGAGTAACTTTACATCGCCAATTTCTCCAGCAGCGACTTTAGGTCCGATTTTGCCTTCTGAAACTAGTGCCTTTTTCAAGTTAGATAACATACCACCATAAACTTGACCGATATTTGCAAAGTCATTTTTAGCTTTTAACATATATATATTTATATACAATGGCGAAAAAAGAAGCTAAAACCAAATATTACCTAGGTAATCCTAATTTACCTATAGCAGATGCTCAGATTGAATTCGAGCCCTGGATGATAAAAGAGATATCTAAAAGTAGGCAAAATTTATTATATTTCGCTGAAAATTTCTTTTATATAATTGACCCTGAAAAAGGCAAAAAACAAGTTATTAAATTATTCCCTTATCAAAGAAAAATATTAAGAACTCTAAGAGATAATAACAAAGTAATATTACTTGCATCAAGACAATGCGGTAAAACTACGCTACTAACTATATATGCCTTGTGGGTTGCATGCTTTAATGATTATCAAAATATAGTTATTGTTGCTAATAAAGAAGCTACCGCAATTGAAGTATTTAGACGTATAAAACTAGCGTACGAAGAATTACCTTTATGGATAAAACCAGGTGTATTATCATTTGCTACAACAGCGTGTGAATTTGACAACGGTTCAAGAATATCTATTTCAACAACTACAGGTTCTGCAGCGCGTGGTATGACAATCACATGTGTCACAGGTGATAGTGTAGTGACAGTTAGAGATAATATTACAGGTGACATAAAACAAATAACTATGGAGCAATTAGAGTCTGAATTACGACAAAACGGTGAGCTGCAATCAGAGTTAATCCAATAAACGCGAAATCGTGCATCATAATGTGTTTAACAATAAATAACTGTATGAGGCAAAAATGGCGGAATAACCCTAATATTAACAGTAAGTACAACTACATATACAAAATTACAAATAATATAAACGGTAAAATATATATTGGTGTACATAGGACTAAAAATTTAAATGATAATTACATGGGATCTGGCCGCTTACTTAAGCAAGTATATATAAAGTACGGTATTGAGAATTTTACCAAAGAAATTTTAAGCTTTTTTGATACATATAAAGAAGCTCTATACGCAGAAAAAAAACTAGTGACTGTTGAGTTTATCGAGAATACAACTAACTACAATTTAAAGGAAGGGGGGTATGGAAATTGTCAATTATCTTCACATCAGAAAAAGATTTTATCAGCTGCTGCTCTTAAAAGATGGGCTGACCCTGAATACCGCGATCGTATGATGATTATACTGCAAAGTATAAGTAGACGGCAGAACGTATCTGTAGGAATTAAAAGATGGATTCAAGATAATCCTGAAGCACATACACGTAAGATGAATAAAATTAATACAAACCTATCTAAAATATCTAAAACTGCTAGTATTCATAGAGGAATGATCCGTAGTGATTATACAAAAGCAAATATTAGTAGAGGCATTCTCAAATCAAATGCAAATAATCCAGAAGTGTCAAAAAAGCGATCAGGGGCAGGTAAAGTATATATATATAATACTACAACAGGTGAGGTAAAAAGACATAACCATAACGACATATTACAAGAAGGGTGGGTGTATGGAAGTGGGCCTAAGTTAGATAAAAGAAATTATGTAAATATGAACAAAGGATCATTTTTTGTATATAATTCTACTACAGATGATATGAAAAGGCTACAAAAAAATGACGTCATACCAGAGGGTTATATAAGAGGGAAGCGAACAAAAAAATAATATGGCAGATTTAACACAACACACAGTATATAGAAATAGCCGATATGAGATTTTAACTGATCAGGGATTCAAACCATTCGTAGGTATAATTGCTGGCAACAACCCAGATAAAATTACGTTGACATTAAATAATGAGAATCAACTAACATGTACACCTAAACATAAAATACTTAATTCTTCTTTAGTTGATGTATACGCTAAGGACTTGAAAGTGGGTGATATAGTACACGGTGGAGGAGTGATTACTAGTACTATATCACACGTAAACGAAGACAAAGTATATGAAATATTAGAGGTTGAAGATGTTCATAGGTATTATGTAAATGGTATCTTATCATCTCAATGCCTCTTACTTGATGAATTAGCTTTCATTGAACCTGCATCAATTCTCGAAGATTTCTGGCGCTCTGTTTATCCTACTATATCCAGATCACCAGTCGCAAAAGTATTAATAGCATCAACACCAAACGGTACAGGTAATCTATTTCATAAGTTATTTGATGGAGCGGAAAAACAAGAAAATGGATTCGTTTATGAACGTGTACGTTGGTATGATTTACCAGGTCGTGATGAAGAATGGAAGCAGCGAGAAATAAAATCGATGGGATCGCATGAATCTTTTTTACAAGAATACGAAACCGTTTTCCTTAATACAGGTGAATCTTCTATTGATGATGTTTTGTTTGAGGAAATGCTTTTAAAATGCATAGAACCTAAACTAGTGCTAGATGAGGGTAGCTATAAAATATGGGAAGAACCAGACTCTACAAGAGTTTATGTAGCTGGTGTTGATATATCTGAAGGTGTTGGTATAGATGCATCTGTTATGCAAATACTGGATATAACAGATATCAAAGATATTAGACAGGT